TGGAAAGCCTACCACTACTGGCCAGAGTTCGGTTTTGAAGTGTTTTTGTGTTGCGCAAAAGAGTGTTAAAATAGGTTTTCTGATGTCGAAAAAACAGGGTTGAGTTAAGTTTTTGGGTTTGGATTTGCATATTATTAGGTGATGGCGTATCTTCGTATATACGAAAACCAAAAATCATGAACAGAAAAGATTTTTTAAAAAGAGTTGGACTTCTAGGCGTTGCTGGAGTTGTAGCGCCAAAAGTTAGAAGAGATGAATTTGAGAAAAACGCAATACAACTACAATGGCCAAAGGGGTAAACACATCATTTAGATTTGACGCTCAAGTAAAAGAGGAATTTGCATCTGAGCTTTATAAGAGGGGTTTGGATATGACTGAAACCTTAGAAGCTTTTATGATTAACTATGTAAAAATAGCACGAAGTGAAGGGGAAAAAACCTAAATCGATTAAGGATGGTATCGAGGAAGTAGAAGCTATTGTTTTAAATGATGATATTTTCGCTAAAGCATTGGCTCAAACAGCAAATGTTATTGAAAGAACCATGACATTCACTGAGAAAACATTAGATACAAATATTGTTCCTGCGAGCAAGGTAAAAACTTGGGAGGAAATGAGGTCGGCAATGGATAATGAACACGCCGAAAAGTTTAATAAAATACTAACCCAACTACCAGACAGGGAATTTATGCGGATTTACTTAAAAGCGATGGAATTCTTTAAGCCAAAAGTAATAAGAACAGCTGGAGAGCGTGGAGAGAAAGTGGATAAAACAATAAATATTCAAATAAATCTAGGAGATAAGAAATGAAATGCATGACATTAGCAGAATACATACACATAACAACCATGGAATCAAAAAGAACATTATCTGAAATCCTAATAGACGCAGATAGCTCTAATACATTTTTAGAGTTGACAACATTATCTAATGAATTAATGGAGAATAAAGATAAGTTTGAGATTTATGAGATAGAGTATGGGCTTGAGCATATTGCAGATATTGGAGCTGAACTACAAAGACAAAATATAATTAACCAATTATTTAAATAATGGGAGCAACAAATAACTATTCAGATAATAAAAAAGGATGGGTAACTTTTAAGGGAGGTAAGAAAAAAGTGAAATTAAGAGCTTATTTAGCGGATTTAGTTTCAAAAATACAACCACACACAGATGCACCTAGAGCAGAAATAAGAGAAATGCTTATTACATACTACAATAAAGACGGCCTTAAAGGAATGCATAGGGCTTGCAATATTTATTTAAGCGGAAAATAAGATGACAAATATACACATAGACGTACAGGGACAATCAGAGGATGCTCTCCAACAGAAGTGTGTTTTTTGGTTTCATAACACATACCCATTACTAAGAGGGTTGTTATTTGCTGTTCCAAACGGAGGGGATAGAGGCGGAAAACAAGGAAAGATACTGAGATTAACTGGTGTTGTTTCAGGTGTAAGCGATTTAATTCTACTTTATAGTGGTTCAGCTTTTATGATTGAACTAAAAAAAGACGATACAAAATTACTGCAAAAAAATCAAAAAGCTTGGAGGGACAAAGTACAGGAACAGGGCTTTATTTATTTAAAGATAACAAGTTTAGCATCTTTCAAAACAATAATTAAAACACTAATTAATTAATGGATATAGATGTTTCATATACTTTCCAAAAAACATACGAGGTTTACCATGAGGCAAAGAATCAATTTGAGATAGATCACTCTAAGAATATTGATGTTGAGCCAGAATACAGATACACGCAAATTGTGTCTATGGGAGGCTCTCGTTCTAGTAAAACATACTCAATACTTCAGCTGCTACTTCTTGAGATGGTTTCTCGAACAAATCTTAAAATAACAGTTTGGAGAGCTACAAAGGTTAATTGTAGAGCTACTGTAATGGAAGATTTTAAGAATATAATCATGTTTGATTATAAGATTTTCAAAGATATTAGGGAAAATAAGCAAGCTGGCAGCTTTACATACGTTCCAACTGGATCTAAAATTATATTTGAGGGAGCTGATTCTCCTGGCAAAGTTCACGGATTAACGCAAGATATTTCTTTTTTCAATGAAGTTACGGAATTCCGTAAGGATGTTTACTTACAAATCACACAGAGAACAGCTGAAAGAGTTTTTTGCGATTATAATCCTAGTAAAAACTTTTGGCTAGAAACATATAGACAGAACAGCGAAACAATATTTATTCATTCAAATTTCGAGAATAACGCATTTTGTCCGCCGAACATAGTTAAAAGACTAAGATCTTACGAGCCTTGGGAAACTGGAAGCTATGAATTTGATGGATTTAGATGCTTGTATAATGGAAAACCGATTGCAGTAGGAAACGAACCTCCTCCGAATTCAGATAACATAGCACAAGGAACAGCTGATGTCTGGCATTGGCTTGTTTATGGTTTAGGTGTAGGTTCTGAAAAACCTAATAAGATTTATAAGGGGTGGATTCCGATCACGCAAGAACATTTTGATGGTATAGATTTAACATCTTATTTCGGAATGGATTTTGGAGCTAGTAATCCGACGGCCTGCATGGAAGTTAAGTATGATGGCGATGGAGCTTTTTATATTACTGAAAGAATGTACACACCACTTCAGGATATTGCAGATTCCTTACCAACAGCCGTAAAGCTTCGAGTACCAAACATTATTCATGGAGAGTCAATTTTAGTTGGAGATTCAGCAAAACAATCGTATCTTGACCTCTTATTGAATGAGGGTTATATGGCAATTGGAGCAACAAAAGGCTCTGGTTCAGTTGAAGTTGGTATAACATTAGTTCAAGGATTTACGATTTATTATGTACCTAGCGACAACCTTTCATTTGAATATGATAATTATTCTTGGGAAATTGATAAAAACGGAAAAAGCATAGATTCTCCATTGAAAGCTGATGATCATTTAATGGATGCTCTTAGATATATTATTAGTTATTTAGTCGGTTATCTTAGTATAAAAGTATAGAAAAAACAATCTGTTTTTGTATTTATCCCTTGATTTTGGTTTACCATTTACCAATTTTAGGGGATTTTTTTTATCTTTTATGATATTTTGTTGTAGATTCGTCTAAAATATGCAATCAAATGGCATTTAAGTTCCCAAGGATAACTATTCCTTTTTTTACACGATACATCAACGGAGATACAATGTACTCTATTGAAGAGTTTAATAAGTGGGGAACATTCGGTGGAAGTAACCTTGAGGTATCCCAAAACCACCCAATATTAACACCAGCGATTCTTTTCTTGGCGAAGCTTTTTTCACAAGCAGAGTTTTATATTGAAAATAAAACAACAAAAGAGAAAATAACAAACCATTGGTTATTAGATTTATTAAACAATCCAAACTACTATCAAACTAGAAACGATTTTCTTGAAAGCGCTAACTTTACTCAGATAGCGGAAGGTAAATCTGTTATTTGGCTAAGAAAAACAACAGGGATGTCAAAACCAGAATCTATTTACATATTAAATGGAGATCTTATTGAATATCCAGACGAATTTACAACCCCTTTATCTGTTAGGAATAGCGATAATAAAATACAAAGCACAAAAATACTCTACGACAGAGATGGTCAGAATGAAAGAATACCAATAAGGGATTTGGTTTTTTTATACGACTTACCAAATGGATTGAAAACAAGCAACATGTTTGATGTTAAAAGTCGGCTTGATGGATTAAAACAAACACTTATAAATACAAAAGATAGTTTATTAGCGAAAAATATTATACTTAAAACAAACGGCAAGGAACTTTTGACTTTAGATAAGGGCGCTGGGACATTCCCTTTATCAAATGACGAAAAGAAAGACGCAGAGGATTTGTTGCATAGTAAAAAAGGATTAGGCGTAGGAAGACGAAGAGCGATAGTTACTAAAGCGCCTCTTAAATGGCAATCATTACATATAGCTCTAAGAGATTTAGGGCTTGATGAAAGCGTTAAGGTTGATGGTAATTTGATTTATACAGCCTTGCATATTCCAAAAGATATACTTTCCTTAGAAGCCAAAAAGACAACATACAACAACTTCAAAGAGTCGATGGTTTCATTTATTCAGAACGAAATGCAGCCAACTGTAAACGCTTTTTTAGAGCCTTTCCAGTACTTAATAGATGATCCAAATCTAAAATTAAGGGGTACATACGAAAATATGCCAATAATGCAATTTGTATTAATTGAGAGATATGAGGGTATTCTTAAAAGAGCTACTGCTCTTCAGGCACTAAGAAACGCAGGGCTTCCAGATGATGTTGCTCTTGATTTATGTGGATTTGAAAAAGGAACTGTATTAGCAAAACTAGAAAAACCAGAACCTGCAGGGGAAAATAAACCAGATAAGAAAAAGGAGCTCAAAGAACTCGAAGAACTAATAAAGGAATTAATTGATGCTGAATTAAACGAAAAGGAGTTATTACAAATGAATTAAAATCAAGAAAATGGATAAAGTTGATAAAGAAAAGGCAGAAAAAATAAAAAAGATGTTTAAGGATAAGCAAAAAAAAACTGAATCAAGAGAAAGAGAACTTGTTAAAAAGAAAAAATAATGCTAAGACTTTCATACAACTCAATAACAGGATTAAATTACTATTACGAACCTATAAAGAAAACTAGATATGAAAATAGACATTCCAAAAGCTTTAAAAACGAAGCAAGAGGTGTTCAAATGGCTCAAGGAGAACGAAGATGACATCGTTTACCAAAAAAAGTCTGAGCTCAAAAAAGCTGATGGATTCACATCTCCAACAACACAGCTTCAAGGCTTAGAAACAACTGAAGTGTTGAAAGACGGCACATCGGTTGTAACTAAAGCTGATTCAATTCCTGGACAAGTAAAGGTTCGTGCGATAATCAATACAACAATGGTTCGTGATTCACATAAAGATGTTCATATAACTGGATTGTGGAAAAAATCACTGAAAGAGAATAAGAGACTTAAACATCTTCAAGAACACAAAATGACGTTTGCATCAATTATTGCAGATAAAGATGATTTAAAGGCATTTACAAAAACATATAGCTGGAAAGATTTAGGTTACAACGTCGAGGGAGAAACAGAGGCTTTGGTTTTTGATTCAACGATAAAAGAAACTAGAAATAATTTCATGTACCATGAGTACAAAAATGAAAACGTAGACAATCATTCAGTTGGTATGTATTATGTTGATATGAAGATGGCAATGAATAGTGATGCAGAGGGAGATGAAAAATACAAAGCTGTTTACGATAAATACATTAATGATATTGCGAATAAGGATGAAGTGGAGAGAGATGGTTTTTTCTTTGCAGTACTCGAGGCTAAAGCCATTGAGGGTTCTGCTGTTCCTATTGGTAGCAATCAAATAACACCTACAATCACAACCTCAAAAACAAAAAAGGAGTTAAGTGATATACAAAAAACCGAAGTGTCGAAAGCTTTGGAGAAATGGTTAAAGGGATAGCCGACAGCAGTCACTACCTGATAACAAAGTAAAGCCGACACGAGTCACTTTGCTAATTGAATATTAATAATAATTTAAAAAAAATTATGACACCAGAAGAAATGCAAGCTGCACTCGACAATAGGTTTAAAACCTTAGATAAAGCCTTTACGCAAGTACAGGCGGATTTGTCGGAAGCACAAAAAAACGGAGCGACTCAAAAAGATATTGAGGCGATCACAGAATCATTAACAGCGCAAGGAAAGGCTCTAGATGATTTTATTGAAGAGCAAAAGCAAAAAGTCACTAAGAACATCATAGGCCAGTTTGGTGATTTCTTATTGAAGAACAAAGATGAGTTGATGAAAATCAAAAACGAGCAGTCAGGAACAATTGAATTTGTACCGACTTATAAAGCCGTTGGAGATATTACAACTGGATCTGGAACAGACATTGATACGCCTCCTTTAGACGTAAGTACTAATTTAGGAACATTCAACCTGAGAAACGACAACAACCTTTTAAGTTTGTGTACGGTGACAAGTTCATCAAGTCCTAGCTTATCTTATACGGAATTAACACCTAAAGAGGGTGGATATGGTTTCGTTGCAGAAGGGGTTAGTAAGCCACAAATTGATTTCAAATGGGAAAATCGATATGAAACACCAGTTAAAGCTGCTGCTCATGAGATTTTAACAGAAGAGTCAGTTACAGATTACACAAGACTAATGTCTGTGGCCAAAGAATACCTTTTGAAAAAACATGATTTATTCAAAATGAATGGTATTTTCTTTGGAACTGGAGCTGGAGGACAGCCGACTGGAGCTACTGTTTACGGTAGAACTTTTGTATCTACGGATATGGTTGACCACTTTGCTTTAGGAGAATCTAACTTCATGGATGTTGTAAACGCTATTATCACAGATGTTTACAGAACACAAGCATACGCTGATGAAGGACATTACCAGCCAAACATTGTACTTATTAACCCAATTGATTTTTACAAGCAATTAGTTAGTGCGAAGTACAACAACGGAGAGGCTTTATACCCTCAAGCTGGATTGTTTAATGAAGTTCGTATTGGAGGAGTAAGAATTAAGCCTTGGATTAAAATTCCAGTAGGTCAAATTTTTGTTGCCGATATGTCGAAATACAATGTTGTAAACTATGTTCCTTTCTCAATTAGAGTTGGTTGGATTAACGATCAATTCATTACTAACAAATTTACGTTAGTAGGAGAATCAAGATACTTCCAGTATGTGAAGAACTTAGATCAAGCAGCATTTGTTTACGATACAATTGCAACTGTTCAAGCTGCAATTACAGCTGCTGTGTAATTTTAATATTAACCTTTTAAACAAATAATAATGAGTAACGAGAAAAAAGCGAAAGCAAAATTAGAGTCAGGCATGTACGAATGTGTACATATTGGCGGAGTTAGAGATGGAAAAACCGATGTTTATCATTCCTCTACTGCAAGCACACTTCAAGATAAAGGATTGCTTAAAGTTGGGAAAAGAATCGATAAGTACATTCCAAAAACAATGAAGCAATAAAATAAAACAAGCACTTAATCATGATTACTAAAAACACATACTACAAAAACGAAATTTATATTCCTCACGCAAAACCATCTATAACATCAGATGTTACAACGGTTTCAGCTGATTTAGAGTATTTCATTGATGAGTATGAAACAGAGTGTCTGATTAAGTGTTTGGGTTTACCTCTTGCTACTGAATTTATTGCAACCTTAGATGTTTCAAAAACAAACGGACTGAAAGATGGAGTTGATAATAAGTGGAATGATTTACTTAACGGTAAAACATACACAGACCAGAACGGAGATACAATTCAATGGAAAGGCATTAGAAGATTATCAAATCCAGCAGACACAGAGCCGTCAAAAAGTTTTTTAGCAAACTACGTGTTTTATCACTACGAACAGAATTATGATGTATTCAGAACTGGAGTAGGACACGTTAAGCCTAAAGGAGCAAATACTGAAGAAAGAAGCCCTACTCAAAAAGTAATTAAAGCTTGGAGAGATATGGTTGATATAATTCAAGGAAGAGAATTCAAAAGCGAGGTTATTGTTAAGTCGTTTGGGTTGGGAGTAGATTATTATCATACCAATGAAGATAAGACGTTGTACCAATTTATACGAGATATGAATTACGCAACACCTGACACTTATGCTGATTTTAGACCAGGATACTGGGAAGTTAGAACAAATCAATTTGGACTATAATGGCAACTAAAAACACAATAGTAGTTGAGGATAGGTTAAGATCTATATTTAGTTTCTTGCCAACAATCAACACTTTTGCGCCTATTTTTAAGGTAGGCGATAAAAAAGAGTTAGTTGCTTTTTTTGCTGAATCGACTGGTAATTCAAATTACCCTTTGATTTGGTTAGACCAACCATACAAAGAGGAGCATCTTAATAGAAAAAGAGTAAAGGTTGAGAAAATGAACCTTATTCTAGCGGTTGAAACAAACGCTCAAATGAGATATTCTGAAAGAATGGATTTAACTTTTAAGCCTATTTTGTTTCCGTTACTTGATAACATTTTAGATGCTTTCACTCAATGCAATATATTATCTTATGACTCGACTTTTGAAGTTGTTAAGTTTGGTAATTATAGCGATAACGAGGCAGGGGAAGAGGGTGTTTTTCCTGATTTATGGGACGCACTCAAACTAACAATAAGCGTTGAGATTAATGATGTTTGTTTAAGAAATATAATACTTTAAAATTATGGCAAGAAAAACAAAAAGCACAAAAAGTACTAAAACGTACAAAGGGATCGTGATTGATGAATTCAAAATTGGATATGGGGGTAAAACTGGAACGGTGACGTATAAGGTTGGAGACGTATTTGAAAGCGAAAACAAAAAATCAATCGATCATTTAATTAATACAAAAAAACTTAAATAATGAGTTTAGAAACAATAGTTGGCAAAAAAACCTCTTGCGGAGGAGCAAACGCCGACACAGGTAAATTAGGATGCCAGATAGAATGGGGAACACCACTTCATGTAATCGGTATTCAGAAAGGATTTGTTATTCCAAAAGAAACGGAATTCAACAAAGCGTATATTGATAGTCAGATTCAATTAGGGAAATTTATCCCTTTAATTGGAGCTGAATCATTTGATAATGAATCAAGTGAAGACGCTATTACAACTAACACTAGAGGCGTTGACCGTTTAAACACTCTAGGGCTTCCTAAGTACAAGTTTGGATACGAGGAAGGTCATGAGTTCTATAAGGAAATGTCTAAACTGACTTCCTTTAAAGCGTTAGACTTCATTTTTGCAGATGAAGAGGGCAACTGGAGGCTTGCAGTTACAAGCGGAGGAGATTACAGAGGGTTTACAGCTGGGCAAGCAATTGCGATGCTTACAAATACCAAGACTTTAGGAGGCGATCCTGAGTCTAAATCATTCTCTATTCAATTACTGGATAGAATTCAATGGGATCAAAATTATGATTTCGCACTTAGAGATTCGTTAGACTTTTCGCCAGAAGAAATTGACGGAATTAACGGTGTGGATGTTTCTTTTGATTCAATTCCAGCAGCAGCAGCAACAACAATTGATTTTACGGTTGTTCTTTCATCAGATGGATTAACTCCTGTGGAGGGGTTGATTGATGCTGATTTAGAATATACTGTTGATGGAGTTGTTACAGCGATGGCAATAGTGGAAACTAGCGCAGGAAAATATACTGGAACTGTTGTTGCAGTAGGAGCTGGGGAAGTTTTAGGTATTCGTACCTACAACATACCAACATTAACTGCTGTTATTTTGAATTCTGGAGTATTGTACAGAGGATTGATTAAAACCGTAACCGCTGTGTAATAACAGGGTTTTATTTGGTTAATAAGAGAGGGAGGTTGGCTATAAGTTAGCCTCCTTTTTGATTAAAAGCAAAAAAAATGAGTAGAGTTGCTGGTGATGATTTAGATGATTACGTTAATAATCTAAGAAAAAAAAGGGACGATATTGGAAAATTCATAGATGGGTTTATTCAACGAAGAGGTAATTACCTAATTACTGGAGCGATTAAGCGGAGGCTTTTTAATTATGGCTCAGATGGACAAGGCGTTAAACTTCAGCAATACTCTGATGGGTATAAAAGAAAAAAACAAAAACAAGGACTTAGATCATCTCCAACAACATTAAAATTAACAGGAGCTTGGTATGATAGTTTATTTATTCAATCAACAGTACAAAGAACTGGAGAGATAAAGGTTTTATCTAATGATGAAAAAAACTTATTATTAGTAGAAAAATATGGGGAAGATATACTTACATTAACAATAGAAGAGCAAGAGTTTATTATAAAAGAACTCGAGGAGGAGCTCGTTGCTTGGTTGAATGAAAATAATATAAAAATAGAATTTACATGAAAATATATAAGAGTTGCGAAACATTACCAGTTAGAAGATTTTTTAAGGTATTTGAAACAGATGATTTAAGGTATTTGATTGTAGATTTCGACAACGAGAACGATGATAAGGCGCTTACTGAAAAGCAGCTGGTTGAATTCTCTAGAGTATTTGAAGATATATATTTTGAATACAGCGAAATTACACACAACCATAAATTGAGGTCTACATTAAAAAAACAGTTTTTAATCGAAGAATGGTCTTTACTTTACACAATGATAAGTAGTTTTCTTAACTTGTACATTGAACACGGAAATGTTGAAGTGTTGGTATTGATAAACAACTTTAACGAAAAGAGTTATAGAATAGACCTTGAGAAACCAATAAAGCCGCAAATACCAAGGCTTATTCAAAGATTAAAAGGATTAAAAAACAAAATTAAAATCTTCAAAATAAAGCTTTCAAAATCAATGGAAACCAATAAAGAGGATGTAAAAATGGATTTAGATAGAGATGCTTTGTATCTTGAGCGAAATTTGGAACTTAAAAGAGAAATAGATCCAGACACAACGACAGTATCAAAGTGGGTTAAACTGATTCAAATGAGTAAAGAAAAACATAAGAGCCATGCCGCAAATTCAAATAGAAAGTAAAACAGCAATAAAAGATTTAAACGAGATAATTGATACGTTTAATAAAATGCGACAATCTATCACTGGGATTGGTGATGGTAGTAAAGCTAGTTTTAGGAAAATGGAGACTTCTTTAAAAGGTTTAAGAAGCGTTCAAGTAGATGTTCTTGATGCTGTTGAGAAACTACAAAAAGCCTATAAAAACACTTTAACTTCACAGAAAAGTTTTGTAACCCAAACCAGAAACTTAAAAAAAGAGTTAAAATCAACTCAAGAGGAGTTAAAGAGATTAGAGAATAGGCTTGATTCGATAAAAAAGAAAAAAGGGGTATTTTCAGGAATAGCAACAAATGTTAAATCAATTCTTGCTGCATTTGGATTAATGCAAGGTGTTCAGATGTTTGCTAATGCAATTAAAAGCGCATTTACACTAACTAAAAGATTAGATTCACTCGCGTTCTCAATGAAAGCTGTTATAACAGATTCAGAAGAACTAGGAAAGACAGAGGCTTGGCTAGAGAGAATTACAGAGGATTTTGGAGCTGAACTTGTTACCACAACAAATAGATATATTAAATTCCGTGCCGCTGCAAAACAAGCTGGATTAACTGCTCTTGAAACACAGAAGATATTTGCTACAATGACAAAAGCTTCTGGTGTTCTTGGTTTAGCTACACACGAGTTGCAAGGTGTTTACCTAGCATTAGAGCAAATGATTTCTAAAGGGAAGATAACTACTGAAGAACTTAGACGTCAGTTGGGTGAGCGTTTGCCTGGTGCAATGGATATTATGGCAAACTCTATGGGTGTTACAACTGCTGTATTAGATGACATGCTTAAAAAGGGAGAGGTTATTACAAAAGATGTTTTACCAGCATTTGCCGAGCAAGTTAATATTGCATTTGGATTAGATAGCGTTACTCGAGTTGAAACCTTACAGGCCGCAACATCTAGATTACAGAACGCTTGGACTAACTTGATAAAAGATTTTAGTGAAGCTCAAGGTATTTCAAAACTATTAATGGTTGCCATAGATGGAATTGCTAAAAACCTAAAAGCAATAGTAACTGTTATTACAGCTGTTACGCTTGGATTTGTTACATATAAAGTTGTAGTATTAACTGTTACAGCAATAAAGCAAGGACTGATTTTAGTTACTAAATTATTAACTAAAGCGTACTGGGATGAAATTAAGGCCAATAGAATAGCGGCGGAAGTATCTGCTGCGGATGCTGTTGCTAAGACGGTTCAAACTGGAGCGACCGTTTCACTTGCTACTGCAACAAAAGCTTTAATAACTCAATTGAGAATACTAACTATTGCAATGTTAGCTAATCCCGTAACTTGGATTATCGGCGCTCTTGGTGTTTTGGTTGGTGTTATACTAGCTTTAAGAGATGCATCGTTAGAGGATGCTAAGGCACAACAAAAACTTAATGATGCTAAATTAAGAGATATACAGCTTACAACTGAACAAAATCAAGAAAATAGATTGTTACTTCAAAGGTATAATGAGCTTAAAGATATAACACAGAGAAATACAGAAGAACAGAAAGAGTTAGATAAAATAATTGTTAAGCTCGGAGCTAACATTCCAGTAGCAAAAGAAGCCGTCGATCAATACGGTAAAGCATTAGATGTAAATTCAGAAAAAGCTGCGGAATTTATTAGACTTAATAAGGAGATTAATGATCTTGAGGCTAATATAGTATTGAAATCTGAAACCGAAATTTTAGACGAAACACTAGAGAAATTAGAAAGACTAGAAGGAGCAAGAAAAGGGCTGAATACTACATGGGTTAATGGTGTTGGACAAATACTAATGAGAGAGGGAGAGCTTGGAACTTTAGTTGATGGCGTGTTTTTGAAGTTAGATGATACAAGCAACTTAGCTGTATTAAGTTTAGAGGCAAAGCTAAAAGGGATAATTGAAGCCGCAAAAGGAACGATTGAATCCATCAACACTAACTTTAAAACAGAAGCAGATGATCCGACTGGCGAGATTAGAAACGCAAACGAAAGCAACGAGAAACAATTAATTCAAGATGAAAAAGATGAGATCACAGAAAAAGGAAAGGAAACTGTAAAATGGATTGATGAAGAAATAACAGCTCTAAAGAACAAACAAAAAGAGCAACAAACATCGTTGTTTTTTCAAGGAACTCAAGCTGAAAAAGACCAAGCTATTGCAGAGGCGAATGAGAAGATAAATATACAAATAGAAAAACTAGAGGCTAGAAGAAATCTAATGTTAGGTATTAGACCAGCGCTACACGGTAAATCAATAAAACAACTTCGTATAATTCGCGATTTAACACTTGATATAATCAACATGGGTATCAAGAAAAAAGTTTTAGAATTAGATGTTGTTGTGAATGACTCAAACGCAAATGTAGATGATAGGGGTTCAGCCGCTAAGAAATCAAGTCAGTTACAAAAACAACTTGCGCAATCAACATATAATATTCAAGCTAAAATAATTGATAATAAAGCACAGAAAGAGATAGACGCCGCTCAAAAGGAAATTGATTTATCAACAACAACAAGCGCAAGAAAAATAGAATTAATTAAACATATTGAGGGTATTGAGAATGAGGCAAGACAGAATAAAATACTAAAAGAAGGGGAGAGAGCTCTTGAGCAATATCAAATCGAAAAAACCCTACAAGATAAACTAACAGCTTTACGTCAAGAAAGAAACGCTTTCGAGGTAGAGGAGGAAGACAATCCTTTTGTTCAGAGAGCAATTGATGCAAAAGCCTCTTTTAATCTTGAAGTTGGTATTGCTAATGCGAGAATAAAGAAAGCTGAAGAGGAGTTTGCTATAAGCAACAAAGGATTAGCCGCTAGAAAAACTAGAGACAAAGAGATAAGTGAGGCGAAAAAAGCACAAACTGAAGCTGAGATAAATCTAGCTCAAGAATTAGCCGATGTCGAAATGTCAATGGAGAACGCTATAATTGACTTAAAAATTAAACATTGGCAAAAAGAGCTTGAAATGACAAGCGTAATGAATCATGAGAGAAGAGCCGCAATTGAGGGCTTTATTCAGGATTTAGAAAATTCAAGGCCAACAGTTGGTGTAACTGATGAAAATAGCGATATTGATGACTGGAAAGAACACTTTGCTAAAATACTAGACTTAGCTGGAGAGTTTTCAAATGCGATTGGGAATTTAGCTGGAGCAATATTCGACGCTAACATCGAAAGAATAGAGGCGGAGATTCAAGCAACCGAAGATAAGTATGATAGGCTTATTGAATTGGAAGAGGGCAACGAGGGGAATCAAAAAGTTTTAAGACGAAATAAAGAAGTTGAGATTCAGAAATTAGAAAAGAAACGTCTTAAAGAGGTTCAGAAAAAGAAGAAAGTTGAGAAAGCGCAAGCTTTAGTTGATATTGCAATAAATACAGCTGTTGGTGTTTCAGCAGTAACAAAAGAGGGTTTCCTTGGACTTTCGTTAATTCCTGTTATAATTGCATTGGGAGCTCTTCAGGCAGCAGCAGTTTTGGCTGCGCCAATACCTAAATATAAAGACGGACTGGATAGGGCAGATAGAGATCATGTTGGTATGATTAACGATGGCGGTTCCCAGGAATATATTGGCAGAGGAAACCAAATTTTAACTACTGAAAAGAAAAACGCTTTAGTGCCTTTGAAAACTGGAGATACAGTTTATAAAAACTACGATGAACTAAGCAAAAAAACAATGATGATGTCTGGATTGTATGGTGGTGTTCAAATAAAAGAAGCTGATTTCAACTCAATGTTTTTTGGTTTAAGCAAAGAGATAGAGCAAGGATTTAAAAAAGCAAAAATTAATAACCAAATTACTCTAAAAGGATTTGATCCTGTGCAAAGCGCATATAGAGATAGAATGTCTAATTGGAATTAAATGAGTGAAATAAGAACCGCATATAGTGATTTTGTTAGGTTTAGATTAAAAGCTAATAACACACCATCTCATAGACTGAATCAAGAGCCAGATGGATGGATTGATGATGATTTAGAGCTTGACAGACACAAAAAATACCACGGAATATTTACAAAGTTTTCAAACAAACTTATATTTACCGCCGAAGCAAAAGATTATATTCTTATCGCTTATGGCAACGGAGATATAAACAACAACCTTAGGCTTATAAAAGAAGAGTTGAAAAACATAACACTTCAAAATGGAAGTTCAGAGGTTAAGTGGGTTGAAAGCTATAACGCAATAGCTGATTTTAAAACCCTAAAAGTAAAAGGCAACAGACTAGAGATTAACTTTAATTCAAACGATTTAGCTGAATTAATTAAATCTCATGAGGGAGATGAATTTGAACTTGAAAGAAAAGACTCCATTGATGGTGTTGTTTTAGATGATGCGCCTTTAAAAACAATCGATATTGAGGGTAGAATTATTAGTGCTGCTGGAGTTTCTAAGCTTGATTTAACAACATTTAAAACAGATGCAAGGGGAGATTACCAAAGGAGGTTGATACCAGATAACGGGTATGTCGCTGCAGGGACTCTTGTTGTTTCGCAAGGAGCATCTCAAAGACATTCAAATGTATATTTAGATGGTAGTTTTCCAGAGGGAAACAACACAAGTGCATCAGCATTGGAGGCTATGTTTTTTAGAGATGATATTGCTGATTTAGGCACTTTAGTTGATCTTAGCTTCACTTTTTATTTTGATGTTTATTTAAAAAACGCAATTTCCGCTTTCAATGAGCCTAAAACGGTTCAATGCGATTTAGTTAGATACAAGTGGAATGGAACTGGTTATGATATTATTTCTACAACGAACCTATTAAATGAGGTTGTTTCTGTAAATAATCCAGTTGGAACTCAAAAAGCAGGCTCTTACACTTTTACAGGGCTTGAATATAATGAGGGGTTAATGTTTAGATGGGAGCTTTTTAATGGTGATGGGATTGTTGAATTAAGGACTTACGAGTTTAATCTAAACATTAACGTCATTGAAACATATCAGCCATCATACGATTTAAAATTCATGTTTACGCATGATGTATATGAAAGACTTTTATACATTATGACTGGAGAAAAGAATAGGTTTTATTCTAAATTTTTTGGTAGAGTTGGTCTTACCGATGAAAACAATGCTGAATTATACGCTCAAGATGGTTTGGATGAAAACGGAGATAATGGAGGAGGTTTGATTGGGCTTATATCTGGGTTTTGGTTAAGAGCATTTGATTCATCATCAGAGAAATACAGGTCAATGCAAATATCTTTAGAGGATTTAATATCATCATCGCAAGCTGTTTTTAATATTGGAGTTGGGATTGAAACCGTAAACTTCAAAGAGAGGCTACGTGTTGAGGAGTTAAAATATTTTTATAGAGAAGAAACTGTTGTAAAATTACCATTTCAAGTATCTAACGAGGAAAGGTCTGTTGATGAAAAACACTTTTACAGCGGAACTACTTTTGGCTATTCAAATGGAGGAAATTATGAGAATGAAGTGGGGTTAGACGAGCCTAATACTGTTTTAAGCCACATTACACCAATAAGAAAATCCTCATTAAAATATGAAAAGAAATCCAAAATAAGAGGAGATGATGTTGGAATGGAACTTACAAGAAGATTACCTCAAGTTTCTTTTCCAGATGAAGATACAAGTCAAGATACTCATAATTGGTGGTTAGATTTGATTAGAAAACCAGTTGAAGATGATAGGTATAGGCAGGCTAACTGGGATGATAGATTAACTAAAATTCCAACAGGAATAACGCACCCAGAGAGCTGGAGAGGAATGATATTCACTCCTTTAAGAATGATGTTTAGACACGGATGGGTTCTTAGAGCTGGACTCGAGTCTTATTTATATAAATTCATTAGATATGTAAATGGAGATTACAACTCAACAGTATCAATGCAGTTCCCTAATGAATTGGAATACTCTGAAAACGAGCCTGAAATTATAGTTAATACACTAGAGCGTTCAAGGGTTTTGCCTTGGGAGGTAAAATTTGATCACCCAGTAGATGATGATTTAAGTAATTTGATATTTGGAAAGACATCAGTATTAATAAATGGCTCTTATGAGGAAGTACCAAATTTTTACTTTAAATTTGAGTGGATAAATGAAAAAGGAGAAACCGAAAGGGGTTACTTAAAAAACCTTAAACCAAAAGGAATTGGTAAGTTTACAATGATATTAGCTAACGAGAATACAATTATTTAGTCATGGGACAAAGCTCAATAACAATTACATTTAATGAAGATGCAGACGTTGGAGATGTACTTAACTTCGCAATTCAAGCTCCTGGAGGAGTTACACCAGTATATAAGCCAGAGACTTTTCAATTAGAGCCAAGCACACAAATTGGAGAGATTCAAGTTCCTAATATTGGTGGCAATCCAGCTGGATATGCCACAGCAGCAGCTTACTGGAGATGGTGGGGAACACACTACGCTAGATTAATAAATGGAAAAGGATCTATTATTGGTATAAATTCAAATGTTGTAACTATAACATTCATAAACCCTATCGAGGGCGTTTGTCCTTGGGATATTTTAGATTGGAGTAGTACGGTTGTTGGAATTACAGCAGTAATAAATAACTGTTCCGATACAGCGCCTAGCTTTAATGTTACATTAGTTAGTTTTGATGAGGCTGTTTCTCCTTGTGGTTCGGTAGAGGTTTCTATAACAACAGATGAATTAGCGACTAAGGTTTCTTTGATAACTGGAAATAATGAAGTGTTGTTAGATGGCGCTAATGTATCTAACCCGTTTGTTGTTGATATACCTAGAGATGCTTACCATAGATTTAAACTAGAAAACGCAGGAGGAGATGTTATTTATAAACCAAGCTATCAAGAGTTGTTATACAATATTGGTAGTTGGACAATAAATGAGATTGATGTTTCACCAGGATTATCTGGTTCAACGATTACTGTTTCTGTTCTTGCACCAGTATCTAACCCTAACCCTACTCTTGTTTTTGAGTATTCGCTTGATGATTCTATTTGGCAAAGTTCAAATATATTTCTTAACCAAGCAGATGCAACTTACACTATTTACGTAAGAGACCAATATGGTTGTAAAAAGAATAAACAAGTTATAGTTACTGGCTTAGGCACAAGAGATCCGTTTCTTTACATATCACAAGCAAATGGAATTACATTTGTGGAAAACGAAGAGGTTGATGGCTGTACCATTTTTCGTAATGATAACAACGCATTAGCGCATCAAGGATTAGAGGATATTAAGTTTTGTGATACTATTCTTTTACAAACTTGCGATACATCAAAAATACAATTTAAAAGCAATTACGATACTCCTACTGTTTTTTTAAGAAACGAAGACGGCTCTCCAGACGTGGAAATATCTTTGCAGAAAAAAAGCGCTAACTTGAATAGGTTTGAACGAATGGATTGCTGGTATTACGAATATAAATCAGGAAAACTAGGGATTTATTTTACTTCAGGAAACACTTATGATGTACTTGATGCGGAACTCGATACATTTACATTAAACGGAAATTTGCCAGATTTCGCTATTGTTGGGACGTTTATAGATATAACTGGATTAGGAGTATTTGAAATAAAAGACGTTGTTTTTGATCCTGTAATTGGAAAGAAAGCAATTATCGTTGATTTCACTTATTCTGGAATAGCAATACAAACAAGAGTTGAATCTTATTTTGATTTACTTCCTTTTGAAATTTATGAGTTTGAAATAGATTGGAGTATAATAGGAGAGGGCTTATATGATGTTCTTATCAATAACACAGATGCTAATAACGGAACAGTTCAGCATTTAAGTGAGAATATCTGGATTCAAGACGAACACACAAAAACACTAGCAATACGATACTTTAATGCAAACAACAGAGATGTATTTTATAAGTACGGAATACAACACTTCATTAGGGCTCAGTACCTACATGTTGAGGGCGTTGCATTAGATGAGACAGAAATAAATATTACAGATTTAAGCTCGCAAGTAATAGATTCATCTGTACACGAAGTCGATAAATTCTACTTTGATGAGGTTTCAAAGGGAATGATGCGTAAATTGGTAGTGGCTTTAAGCTGTGAAACGATATATATAAACGGGCAGGGATACATTAAGCAAGGAAAACTTGAAGTGGAGAACGCAATAGGAACAAACGCTTATACGATAATTGCATCGATGCTTAAAACAAACATTAATTACAATAATAATAGACAAGGTCAAGATGGCTACGATGAAGATAATATCGCTTTCGATATTGCACCATTTGTATTTGGTTCTGGAGGCTTTGTTAAAACATAGATATTATGAGCCAGTGGCAAGAACAAATCCAGATTAACGCTAATGCAATAGCGCAAATCTTAGCAGACGCAAAAGCAATAAAAGACCACAACTATATTGGTTCTCCTTTAGTTGCTGATGATAGATTTTTACTACAAAGGTTTTCGGATGATACAACTGTTCATGCAAAGCTATCAGATATAATTGGAACAACATTTACACCAACTATAACAACAGAGTCTTTAGGAGATTTATTAGTTTATAATGGCTCTCAATGGGTTAATTTAAGCGCAGGAACTAATGGACAAGTTTTATCTTCAAATGTAAGCGCACCAGAGGGGATTGAGTGGGTTACATCACCAGGACTTCAAAACCTACAAAGTGTTACTGATCAAAATTATATTACAACGAATAATATTAGATCGCCAAGATTTGAAATCAATAGTGCAACGTCATATTTAGGTGATTCTAGTGGAACTGTTTATTTAAAAAATACAGGCGATATTATACTTTGGAACTCTACTGGAGGCTCAACTATTTTTCTTGATGATAATCTTGTTAAAATAAGAGCAGGAAGTCAATACGGAGCGTTTGATACATCTTTATTAACGACTGAAAGAACATATAATTTTGCTAATGTTAGTGGTACAATACCAATGACGGTAAATAATGTTCTTCCAGATGCTTTAGGAAATATAGAGGTAACTGGTTTGAATGTGCCATTAACAACAAAAGGTGATATTTATACATTTTCAACTGTTGAGGAACGATTAGGTGTTGGCGTGGATGGACAAGTATTGTCTGCCGATAGCTTAGAACCTACTGGTTTGAAGTGGATTACTAACCCTGCTGGAGTTACCGATCATACGTTGCTTACAAATATAGGAACAAATACACACGCACAGATTGATACACATATTGGCGATGCTAGTATTCATTTTACGCAAGGAAGTATATCTATTCCATTAACACAAGGAGCAAACGATGTTACTGCAACAGCAACAGAACTTAACCTACTAGATTTAGCTGGACTAACAATCGGATGGGTGCTATCGGCTGATAGTGCAACAACAGCCTCATGGAAAGCGCCGTCTGGAGGTGGCGGTGGAGCAACCCAACTAAATGAATTGTCAGACGTCAATACATCAACTCCAACAAACAGAAATGTACTTGTGGCTGATGGCGTAGATTGGGAAAGTAGAGCTTTAGTTGAAGCCGATATATCTGATTTCGGAACTTATTCAACAGATATACACGCAAACATAACGGCCCTTAATAATGTTAGTGGCACAAATACTGGCGATCAAACAATAACCAACTCAAATACTGGAGTTGACCATACCGTAACACTTTCAGCAAGTGGTGGAAGTTTTAAGCTTGCAGAGGGAACAAATATAAATTTAGTAACAAGCGGA